CCTGCCAAATCTCTGCCACGCATACCTTCTCACGCTCAATTAGGTTCTCTTCATCAGTCCCTACAAAACTATTATTGTAGAAGGCCCTTTGGTCTTGTACACTCATCTCATACCAGTTACTTGGTACCTTCCTATCCAAGTACTCCATGATTGCCCCCTCTTTAGGATCTATATCACGATAATCTTCTTGCATCTTTTTAGCTAATTCTTCAGCATCTTCTGAAAGCATTAGAGATTCACCAAGCATGTAATACCAATGCGCCTCTGCCCATATTTGGTCTACTTCCTTGTCCAAGTCTTTAAATACATCCTTTCTCTTTGGAATTTCTCCAACACGAACTGGCCAAAATCTTCTTGATCCAGTAGGATCCTTTAAAAAAGATTCAGAGTTTGTACTACCAAAAAACACACAGCGTCTTGGGTACTTTTGAACCCTTTTTCCATAAGCTTCCCTGTATATATCATGAGTCTTAGATAAAAACTGCTTTATAGTTTCATCTTCAGACTTTGTCATTGCCGAAAGTTCCCCAACTTCAATTATCAAAGTTCCTTGAAGTAATTCCGCTGCTTCTTTTCCTTCAAATGTGTACATTGAGTCATTAAACCATTCTCCACCAAGTTTTGATAGGAATGTACTCTTACCAATCCCTTGAGGCCCGGAGAAAACAATCATATTATCAAACTTAACACCATTTGGAGATAATGCCCTTGCGATTGCAGCAACTAATGCCTTTTTTATAATCTCCCTATTATACAAGTTGTCTTCAGCACCAAGATAATCAGTAAATAAGGTTTCAACCCTTTCTTCTCCATCCCATTTAAGGCTATCCAGGTATTCCTTAACTGCATTTCTCCTATTATTAAAAGCTACAACCTTTATAGCATTTTCAATTTTATCCCTACCAGTAATTCCATATTCTTTTTCTAGTCGTAGGGCAAGCTGTGCGTCGTCAAAATCTCCCCACAGCCTTGGCTCTTTACCATCTTCCCATGGCAGTGGTAGGTCAACCATACCCCTATTTCCAAATTCATCAAAGAATATTTTATTCTTAAAATTAGGATCATTCTCTAAAATCAAGCATACATTTGAAATAGTCTTTTCACATTTGCCCTGGTTATCATAGGTTAGAATTTCTCTCCAGGAGTCGTCTGTATCTTTTTCCACGTCCCCTTGGCCAATGGCTTCAAAAAACGTCTTTGACTGTTCCTGCCTTTCCTTGTTAAGTAGAGCAGTAACATTAACATCATTCCTTGCCAAGTCCTTCATGGCACGTGTTGATGGCAAGGTTGCAACAGGCGTTCCTTCTGCTGCCTCGTCGTCCAGATTTCCAAATTTATGAAGCCTTATAAGATCCCAAGCGTTAACAAGCTCTCCACCACATGGATCTGTAGCGTGATGGCTGTATAAGAACTTACCATTCTCGTATACAATTGCACCACCCGTTGTACTACCGCCCATATATGTGAACCTGTTGTCTTCTCCGGTACTGTCGTAGGCCTTTGGGATAAACTCATCCATGGCAGAATATATATCGTATGTCCTGCAAAAAGCCCCAATAATTCCATTTTTAGTAGTTGGGTCTTGCTGCCTAGTAATAAGCCTTCTATGAGAAACCTCACTTCCTGGCACCTGTGGCCATGATGAAATATCTTTCCAATCAGCATACTTGCTTAGTATTCCATCTGCAGAAAGAAGTGGTTTATCTTCATACTTAAATACATACTCACTATCAGAACTGCAACTTGGCCAATACATAAGCCTTGATGCTTCAAACGTCGTAGGGTCAGCCATTTCAATTCCAATAAGTTTTGCCATAAACCTTGCAATAGGTTCATACTCATCAGGGCTTACGGATCTATCAGTAGGCAGAATTATCCTAAGCCTTGGCTTATATGAAGCATGTTTTCTTGTAGAATAAATTACATAACTACATCCTAAAGTCATAACTCTTTTAATTACTTCGGGAGTTTGGCCAGAATTTATATTATCGAAGTCTAATGTAATTAGATCCCTAAAATCTACTGCGTCACTCTTACGCCTAACACCTTTAAGAGCTCCACCAACAAAACCTCCCACATCTTTGAGTTCGTCTTGTTTGGTCTTAGTCATTTTAAGATAGGCTTCAAGCGTTTCAGTTGACCTAATAGGCTTTCTTAACTTCTCCACGAAGTCACTAAAATTTATTTCCTGTCTTTGCCAGTTGATTGACTTTCTACTTGCACCTACAGATATTACAATTTTTCTATCATTAATCATCTACATCAGTCCTTCATATAGAATTCACTCTCAAAGCCAGCACCTCTAAGAATAAGACCTGGAGCCCAAACAATTGGTTCAGCCATTACTGCATTAATCTCATCAACAGTAATCTCTTTTCTTGCTTCCAGTACAACTTCATCATGGATGTGCATAACCACATAATCATCTGGATATCTTTCTTCAAGCTTTATAAGCAATCCCGCAAGACAGTCTCTGGCGATAGCCTGAACAACATTTTCCGTCAGCTTACCACCATAAGTTGATTCGTATTTAAACTTCCTATTAGTGCCAATCCCCATAAAATGAACTGCCATCTTGCCAAATTGATTTTCCTTTAGAGTAGGTTCTGGATAGTAAAGAGCTCTTCCAGACGGAAGTTTTATCTGTAAGAAACTATGGCCATAAATAATGTCCTTTACATACTTAATCTCGAGACATTTTACCCTTTGAACTTCCATAGTATCAATCGCATCAATGCAAGCTCTTTCAAGTTCATACCATAGACTAACAATATTTTTATTTGCGGATCTCCACCTATCTTTTATATCTTCCATTTCTTCCATGGAGAGTCCCATCCTATCAGCACCCATGGCAACCAACGCACCAACACTGCCTTGATATCCTAAAGCCAATGTTGCGACTTTTCCCCTCTGTCTTAGCGCGTATTCAGGATTTCCTTTCACAATCTTTTCTGTAGGAACTCCAAACATTTGAGATGCAGTAGCTTCATAAATTTTTCCATGAGTAGCAAAAACTTCTTGAACCCACTTCTCTCCTGCAAGCCAAGCGATAACTCTCGCTTCAATTGCTGAGTAGTCAGAAACAATAAACTTCTTTCCTTCTTCAGGAATAAATGCAGTTCTTATAAGCTGACTTATGGTGTCTGTTGCATCTCCAAACAATAACTCCAGCATTTCCTTGTCTTCTTCTTTAGTTAGATCTCTTGCAAGCTTAAGATTTTTAATATAATTTCTTGGTAAGTTTTGAACCTGAACAAGCCTACCTGCCCAGCGTCCAGTTCTATTTGCACCATAGACTTGAAGTATTCCTCTAACTCTGTGGTCAGCACAGGCACACTTTTTCATTGAGTCGTACTTTTTGACTGAAGTCTTCGATAACTCCTGCCTTAACTCTAAAAACTCTTTAACGTCCCCGTTTAAGTCCTTTCTTTCAAGGAGTTCACTTACAGTAGCCTTTCTAACATTGTCAACTTCAGGATAGAACTGTTGTAGCCATGGTAGGATTTGAGCAACGGAGTTAGGATTAGCAAGTCCGGATATTTCCCTTGCCCTGTCTTCCTGCTCCATAGTTAATCTATCGTTTATGTGAATTGCCCCATCAACCAAATCAAAATCAACCAAAATTCCACGCTCATTCATGGCATCAGAAAGTGCCCAAATCTTATACTCCCTTTCAGGAACTTCAAAAGGTTCAAGTCTTTTGTAGATTTCCATTTCAGTAACTACGTCTTGCTTACAGTACTCTTTAAATAGTTCCCACTTCTCCAGGTCATGAGTAGGTAGGTTTCTTGTACGACCACCATTTGCCTTAGTAGGCTTACATGGCACACAAAAATATCTTATTAAAGCCTTACCAGTCCTTAATTTCTTTTGGTCCTCATCTAAATTTAAAGCCTCTCCTATTGCTTCAAGTCCTGCTGGATAGCCAAGATACATGCCATGAAACATAGTACATTGCCAGGACATCCTATGCCCAACATCAAGTCCATAATTTTTTAAACAGTTATATTCAAAACTTGCATTATACGCATGCTTAATTACTGAGTCATCAGCAAGTGCCGACAACACAATAAGAGGAATTTCCTCTCCCTTGGCCAGATCCACAATCTGAACCTCTTCAAAATCAATAGAATAAGCAAATAGTAAAACTTCAAAGCTGTCATCCTTAGAGTACTTGTATAACCCACTTGATGAAATATCAACATCACTGTAAGTTTCTATATCAATAGATAAATCTTTCATTATACACCTCTGTTAAAAAAGGGACGTTACCGTCCCCTTATTTGATTATTCTACTATTGGTAATCCAGTCAATGGATCTATCTCTCCTGTTTTAGCGAAAGGCAGGTCATCAGAAGAACCTTCCACCGTGCTAAATGCATCATTTGCATTAAATGAGAAACCTAATGCCTCATCATCCTTAACCTTTTGTATACCATTAAGACCAAAACCAATACCTTTACTTTGATTATTGTAAGCATAGATACTAATTGCCACATGTCCCCAACATCCACTATAAACATCAGTTTGGTTCATAATTGGCTGAACCCTTTGGTCTACAACTGAGGGCGGGAATGTTTCATTGGCGCTTGCAGTAAATACCCAGTGCCCTTTACACTCTGGTCCAAACTCAGCCCCAGTGCTTGTAGTTCCGTCTCCGTCATGTACAGGAATCTTAGGTTTTGCGATTCCTTTTAATACAGTATCCTTATTTGCTTGGTACTCTTCACCTATTGCCTTCATCAATGCATCATATCCCGCCTTGTCACTCTTTGGAAGTAAACATGTCACTGAATACTTCTTTGTTCCTTGAGGTGTCTCTCTTGGTTGAAATACACTCACATATGATAATCTCACTAAACTTGTTGTAAATTGTCTTGCCATAATAATCCTCCTAAATATTTTCTAAATTTTCAAAACCTAAATCCTTAACATAAGGATCTCTTTTATCACTTTCAGGAACAAGTGTTGGCTTGCCCTGTGGTTTTATAACTTCAGTTCCTAATACATTATCAAACTCCTTCTTACCAACTAACTTTTCAAGCTTCGATAAAGAAAGAGGTTTTCTTTCATAAAGTACAGCCTCATCATAGCCTGCACCTTCAAGCAAACTAATTGCCTTGTCAGTATCTTTAAATTTCCTTATAGACCTACCTTCAACAGCCTTGTAGCCTGGTATCTCTTCGCCCTTTAAAATACTTGCAAGAGCTTCTTCCTCTAAATCATTAATCCAGTCGATTAATCCGATAGACTCTTTTAAATACCTTGAAATATCTTCATTTGAGATAAGCTTAATATCACTATTCATAATAGGCTTTAATTTCTCAACTGACTTAAACATTTCCTTTGCCCTTTCAGGGCATCTACTCTTTGCCTTGCAAAACCTACAATGCTCTCCAAGAGAAAACTCCTCACAGCCGTTATATGCCTTTTTAGCAATTACTTTTACCCCCTCGCCCCATGCTAAGAGATCAGATAAAACCATAGAATACCTATCCGTATTATCAACCCTTGGCTGTACTATATGCATTGTGATTGTTTCAATACTATAAATGTCTCCATATGAGTTATACGCCCCTAAGGCATAAAGCATAAGTTGACTATTACTCACTGGACTAACAGGAACGCCTTTACCATATTTAAGGTCAATAATATGCATATCCGTTCCAAAGATCAGAATGCAGTCACAAGTCCCAAAGCCATCTGGAACCCATTTTGAGAAATCAACTCTCTCCTCCACACTTACATATGGTAAATCTTCAAAAGATAACGCAAGCTCTCTCACGTAATAAAAATACTCATCCGTGTAGCTATCCATTTCTTTTGTGAATAACTCTTGCGCCTTTAACTGTTCAAGCTCTTTTTTATACTTATCCGCCCCAAACTCTTTAGTAAAGTACTTTTTTAACTTAAGCTCTCCAACGGCATGTGCCAAAGTCCCTTCCTGCGCATAAGATGAGGATGTGTCTGGGAAGCCTTCCTCAAGCATTACAGATCCTGGGCAGTTAAGCCACCTGCTAGATCCAGATGCAGATAACTTTGCATGAACTTCAGGCACTATATAACACCTCCAGCCTCACGAATTCTTAAAGCAAAATCATTATATTTATTTTCAGGGATATCAGTTATCGCAGGAACACCAAAAGAATTTATAATATCCTTTAATTCATCCCTCTTGCCTGCCCTTGCGAGTTCAGCCGCAGCTTTTTGCAATTGAGGAAAGCTATACGCAACCTCGCTTACTGGAACAACAGCTTCTTTCTTTTCTTCTTTTTTCTCCGTTGAACTTTCTTCAACGCGAACATCAGTGGCTTTCGGTACAATCTCTGACTTATCCACACAGCTACATCCTAACCTATCAGCTAACTTTCCTAACACATCAAGTGTCTTATCATCAAATACAATTTTTAACTCCATAAAATCCTCCTTTGTGTTATAATTTAATTGAAGTTTATTATATAAGCGCTCATTATCTTTGCAGAATTGAGCGTTTATTTCTTTTTTTAATCCTTTCCAACATTTCTCATGCACATAAGAACTGCTTGCGTCATTATGTGTAATTACATGACAGGGATTTCTAACATATATGGTCTCGCCACAAATAGAGCATTTGCAAATTCTTTCGCACTCAATTGCTGTCATTTTTAAAATCTCCCTTTTCTTTGTATCTCCAGCAGGTATTGTGAACATAAGCACATCCCCCGCCTTTAAATCCAATCTTATATGTCAAATCATCACTTGAAATACTTCTACCACAAATGACACACCTAACATCTTTACTAGTCCTTTTTGGAGAATAATCTTTTTTCACCTAATACTCCTTTTCTAGCATAAATCCTGAACACTTCTGCCCTTAATAGAACCCCATCATCACGTTTTTCTAACTTATCAAGCCATTCACGCTTAATAGCGTTCATCATTCTGAGTCCGTGTTGCTCCTCTTTCCACGACCTATACCTAAAACCTTTATGACCGTGAGGGTCTCGTGCTTCCTGCCATTGTCTATACTTCATCTAGTTCAACCTTTAATCTGTTTATGGCCATACCCACATTTTTAGTGTCATACATCTTATACATAACTCTTTTAATTTCATCACACACTTTTTTTGGATCGTTATCGTAAAACTCAGTCATACAACCCTCAGTAACAATTATTTGTGCTTTAATATCAAAAATCTTCATCTAAAGCATCCTTCCCGTAATAACTAATAAATTCCACAAAATGAAAGTCGTTAGCACCCTGCAAACAATCTTTAAAGCAAACATAAAAGTTAAAACATAATCATCAGATTTGCTCTTTTTAATTAAGCATTGTTTTGATTTTTTATTATCGTCTGCTGCATTAACCTTTTTATTTTCTCTTTTAATACCATTCCAAACGCCGTCGTTGAAATCAGATTTTCTTCTTTCCATAATTAACCTCCTCTCATCTATTAACAATCTTTAAAAACCTTGCTGTGTTTTGATACTCATTAAGCTGAAACGCCGGTTCATCTTTACAAAGACTTAAATTATTGTCCTTAACCCATCTTAAAAATTCATTTGCAATAGCCTCAATATTTACACTTCCACTAACTTTATGAACTTCTAGCTCTCTATTTAATTCAGTAGTCACCTTTAACACCTCCGTACTGTATATGTCAGAACTTTTTTTTAAATTAGAATTTCTATTCAACAATCTCAATATGATCCATAGCAAAAGATATTAATTCGGCAGTCAAAGTCTTAGCAGACATGTTAGTCTCATCAGCTAATTCCTTAATAGAATTTGCCAAATCCTCAGGTAACCATATAGCAGATTTAGCAGGTCCCCATTCCTTCGCTTTCTTTAAAATTAATTTTTCCATAATATTTCTCCCTTCTTTTTTTAAAATTCAAGTGATATAATCTCCATAAAGGAGGTGATTATATGAACACTACAATAAAACCAACAAAAACATTCCAGGAAACTTTAAAATATCTCGGCAAAGACTTCTCATCAAAAGTCATTGATGGAGAGCTTTGTGGATATATTAAAATTAATGACTGCTACGACATTGAGATTTCTGGAATGAATAACAACCGCGTTAAAAATCCCAATTTTACAATCTATATCTGGAATATTAAAAACGGCATGTACATCAAAGAACAAAAAACCGTTCATTCCCTACCAGAACTTAAGAGTTCTCTTGCTTCTTTAATAAAGCAGTACTCAAACGAACCTGATCAACAATAAAAACTACATCATCTCGAGATAAATTTTTTTCAACAAATAAACTTTCAAATTTATCTCGATTTTCTTTTGTATCATCCTTTAACTCAAATCTTCTGTACTCCATCAACTCCTCCTATCGTATTGTTTTTAATTCATTTACCTCTAAGTGACTTTTCCGTTACCTTTTAGGTAACCTATTCAGCAAAAAAAATTTCTGTTGGATCTTTAATATCTAATAAAACAATCATTTTATATATTTCATCAGAATTAAACACTCCCCTATTCAACTTTCTAGATAGAGTAACATCAGTGATCCCAAGCTCTCTAGCGATATCCTGCTGAGTATATCCCTTTTCAACAAAACGTGCTTTTAGTCTGTTTGTTTTTATCATTAATTTTAACACCCTCCTTTCCTGTTAACTATAGGGTAACACAACTAAATGTTAATTGTCAAGTAATTTTTTATAAAATTTTATTAATTTTTGTTGTCTAATGGGTAACTATATGATAAACTTATTTTAGGAGGTGAATTATGAGTGCTACTATTGGAGATAGAATAAATAAAAAGAGATTAGAAAAAGGAATGACCTTAGAAGAATTAGGCAGAAAAGCTGGAGTTAGTAAAGTAACAATACACAAATATGAATCTAAAGTCATTACTAACATCCCGTCCGATAGGATAGAGGCTATGGCACGAGCCTTAAATGTATCTCCAGCTTACTTAATGGGATGGAATGATAGTCCTTCTGAAGATATCGACATATCAAAAATACCTGGAGTAATAATGCCAGTTAAATTAAAAAGAATACCAATCCTTGGATCCATAGCCTGTGGAGAACCTCTTTTTGCTGAACAAAACTACGAAGGCTATTTTATGCTAGACGAAAACCTAGCAGGAGCTGATTTTTGTCTTAGAGCAAAAGGAGACAGCATGATAGAAGCTAACATCTTTGAAAGGGATCTAGTCTTCTTTAAAAAGACAAACGACGTTGAAAACGGAACAATCGCAGCCGTTCTAATAGATGATGAAGCAACACTGAAAAGAATCAGTAAGAGTGAAGATATGCTCATACTACAACCCTGTAACAGAATCTACTCCCCAATTATAATAAAACCCGAAGATGACAAAAGAGTTCTTATACTTGGAGAAATGGTTGGAGTATATTCAGAAAGAAATAAATAGAATATATTTAGGAGGAAAACATGAAAACACAAATTCAGAAAAGAAAATGGTTCAAAATATTAGCAATACTTTTTCTTATTGGATCCATAGGAAATCTTTTATCTGTTATTAGCCCTATATTAGTTTTATTGATTATTGGTTTTATAGTATTTAAAATATATGAATTTTTCTATTTTCGTAGCAAAAAATTTAATGCAGTAAAAAGTGAAATATCCAGCTATATACAAGAGTGTAATGAACTTAATGATCATATTGAAAGTTTGAGAAGTATAGATAGTACTTTCGAAAGAAAGGATTACGGAGATGCAATTATAAAAGATAATAGTAAATATAATTATAAACGTAAAAATTGGGATAAATACTCTAAATCAAAATATGTTCACAACTGTAGCAACACAGTATGCAAAAACGCTCAAGAACGCCCTTTTGAGTATATCACTAAGTATTTTAATATACCTAAAACTGAAGAATCCTTAAATAAGTTTGAAGAAGTTTTAAATAACTTCTTATCTGTAGAAGAGGGACGAAATTATTTAACTCTAAAAGAAAAGACACTAATATCTGACACAAAAGAAAAACTACCGTGGTTAATCAGACACTTATCAACAAAAAACAAATTATCAGAAAAATTAGGTTTCGAACCTGTAGATCTTTCGGATGTACATTTTCCATCATATAAATTTCAATACGTAAGTCCTGGTGGTAACTCTTCAATGGAAGCAGAAGTTATTATGGACACAGATAATTTGGAAAGATTTATAGATTTTTTAGACACACATATTAAGTGGCAAAATAGTGCTAGAGGACAAAGAGCCCTAATGACACCTAAACTTAGAGAAACTATTAAAGAAAGAGATAATTATACATGCTGCAACTGCGGGAATGGATTACACAAGGAACCAAACCTCTTACTTGAAATAGATCATATTATGCCCATATCCAAAGGTGGTAAAACTACTGAAGATAATTTACAAACTTTGTGTTGGAAATGTAATAGAAGTAAAGGATCTAAGGTTGTAAGTTAATGGAAAAACATAAAAGATAAAAATTTAAATAGAAAAAAGCCCCTTATTAGCTGCAACTAATAAAGGACTTAAAGTGGAGTATGTGCTATACACCAACCAACTCTATTATAGCACATACTCCTTGGATAAAATAAGGAGTTAATTATGAAAAAAGCAGTAGGTTATTGTAGATTTTCTACAGACATGCAAAGAGAAGAATCTATCATGGCACAAATGAGAGCCATAGATGAATTCGCAAAAAGAGAATCAATAGAAATTGTAAAATATTATAAAGACCAAGGACAATCAGGAACTTCCGACAACAGAGATGATTTTCAACTGATGATGAAAGAAGTTAAAAACATAGATTACGTTATTGTCCACAAATTTGATAGATTCGCTAGAAATAGCTTTGACCACGTAATAAACGAAAGAAAACTAAACAACAAAGGAATCAAATTAGTTTCAGTACTTGAACCAGTTGGAGAAAATCCAGAAAGCATATTAACCAAAAATCTACTTATAGGAATGAATGAGTATTTCTCACTTAACCTTTCAAGAGAAGTTAAAAAGGGACACAAAGAAAATGCACTACAATGTAAATTCAATGGAGGAACTCCCCCACTTGGATATAAAATTGAAGACGGATTTTACAAAATTGATGAAGAAGAAGCAAAAATCGTAGAAAAGATATTTGCTCTAAGACTACAAAATTATAGCTATCAAAAGATTGCAGATACCTTGAATGGACTAGGATACAAAAACAAGTATGGCAAAGAATTTAACCGCAATTCCTTCTATGAAATGCTACAAAACAAAAGATATAAAGGTACTTATATCTACGGAGTTAATGATGGCAGTGGAGAAGTAAGAAACTATAGAAAAAAGAATTCTGAATGGGTAGAAATAGAAGACGCTATCCCAGCAATAATTACAAAAGAGGTGTGGGAAGAAGTGAATAAAAAATATAGAAAAAGATCAGGAGCCTTTAAAAAAGATGCCAGAGATTATATACTATCAGGCCTAGTGTTCTGTGATGAATGTGGAGCCCCTATGCTAGGATGTAGTAGACAATCTTCAACTGGGAAGAAATACTATTATTACCGCTGCAACGATAGATGTGGTGCTAAGTCAATAAGGGCTGACCTATTAGAAGAAGTCGTAACTAATTTAATAAGCGAGCATTTAATTCACGAAAAAAATATAGATGTATTAGTCGACTACGTAATAGCTAATTATGAAATGGAAAATCCTTATAGAGAATTAGAAAAACAAAAAAACAAACTAATTAGACAAAGAGACAATATAGTTAATTTAATGGCTGAAACAGGTTCAAAAGCATTAATTGATAAACTGGAACAATTAGATAGACAAATAGATAATATCTACATACCGCCTTTCAAACAAGTGGTATTAGATAGAGACGTGATCAAAAAAAGATATCTTCAATTCCTTCATGAGCCTTTAACTGGATCCATGATAAGACTACTAATAAAAAAAATAAAGGTTAACGACCATAAAACGATCATTAACCTTGTAAATTACCCAAATGAATTACTCAATGGGTATAGTCATGGTGCAGGAAA